GCTCAGGAAATCCTTGCAAGTAAATCCCCAAAGAAGCCACGCAAGGGCGACAGCGTAGGAAGCGTGAAGGTGCAGACAAATCCTGACGCGATAATCACCGCGTTACTTCAAGCCTTGCAGAGCGCGAGCAGATAGCCAGCCGACACAAACTAGCCCTCGTGTGCCACGCGGTACGCGAGGGCTATTTAATGCCCGAAAATTTCGCCTCGCGCCTTCGGCGCTCGGGGAATAAGGCGCCTTCGGCGCTCTTATCGGGCGCACAAGGTGTCGCTAACGCGACCCCAGTGCTTTAATCCGCCTGCGGCGGATGTATACACTATCAGTTTATATTTTTTTGGCATCATACAAAGTCAGTATTTTATACTACTTTTAAACATAGGGTGTTCGGTTTACTATAGTTGAACGGGTTAGTATATATAGAAGCGGTAAACGAGCGTGAAGTAAATAGCGAGTTTCTCGGAGCGCTTGATGCGCTCCTCGTTTAGGGGGTAGTGAGGCGCCTAGAGGCGCCGAACGAAGGGGGATCTTTAATGGAGGTTATATATGGGGTTTAAAGCGGGTGGAGAACACCACAGCGTTATAGCCCTACGTGAGGCCAAGGCCAAGGTTATTGATTATGCTAGGCAAGGTCTATCCATTCAAGATGCCATTGTCAGGGCTGGTCGCAAACCAGATGTCCTGAAGGACTGGAAGAAAGACTCTAAGTTCATGGCTGAACTTCAGAAGGCAAAAGATGAAGGTCAGAAAGCCCTCTCTATAGTTTCAGGGGATGCTAAGTTTAAGATAGGCTTTGAGGAGTTCTCTAGGGAGTTCTTAGATAGTCCAATCTTCCCCCACCATCAGAACTGGATTGATATCCTTGAAGGTCGACAACCTTCTTGGCTGCATGATGCTATGGTCTATGAGCCAGCCTCATCTAAGAGACTTCTAATCAATGTGCCACCTGAGCACGCTAAGTCTACAGTCATCACAGTCAACTACTGTGTATATCGGATAGCGATGAATCCGAATGTTAAAATTACTATTGTCTCTAAAACCCAAGAACGTGCTAAGGAGTACCTGTACTCTATAAAGCAAAGACTCAACCATGAACGCTGGTCTAAGATGCAAGCCATCTATGGTAGCGCTGGTGGTTGGAAAGAGGACTCAGATTCTTGGAAGGCTGATCGAATCTACGTAGCCCGTGACTCTACTGAAAAAGATCCTACTGTACAGGCTCTAGGTATTGGTGGTCAGATTACTGGTGCTCGTTCTGATCTAATTATCCTTGATGACGTTGTGACTACTACCAACGCTCATGAATGGGAGAAGCAACTACTCTGGCTACAACGAGAGGTTATTACTCGTCTTGGTGATGCTGGTAAGTTACTTATTGTAGGAACACGAATTGCAGCAAACGATCTCTACCGAGAGATAAGAAACCCTGAGCATTGGTCTGGTGGTAAAACTCCTTTTACCTACATGAACATGCCAGCGGTATTAGAGTTTGAAGATGACCCTGAAGACTGGGTTACATTATGGCCTAAGTCCCATATACCATGGGAAGGCTCCGAAGAAGGGATACAACCTGATGAAAATGGGTTATACCCGAAATGGGACGGCCCCGCTTTATTTAGGCGCCGAAGTGAAGTATCAGCCTCTGCCTGGGCTTTGGTTTATCAGCAGCAAGATATCCAAGAGGATTCTATTTTTTCCCCTGGTTGTGTGCAAGGTTCAATCAACGGGATGCGCAAACGGGGACCGTTAAGACCAGGAGTTCCAGGACATCCCAAAGAAGCAGGCTCTTATTACACCATCATGGGATTAGACCCAGCAATGAGTGGTAGAACTGCAGCAGTAATTATGACCGTAGATCGTATGACACGTAAACGGTATGTGCTAGATGTTGAGAATATGAAAGATCCAACACCTACAAAGATACAAGAGTTAATTGAGGACTGGTGTACTAAGTACAATCCTCAAGAACTAAGAATTGAGACTAATGCGCATCAGAAGGCTTACGCCTTAGACGCAGATCTAAACTCATACCTAGCCTCTCGAGGCATTAGATTCTCAAGTCAATTCACAGGTAAGAACAAGTGGGACACATCTTTTGGTGTAGCCGCTATGTCAGGTCTATTTGGCACTATGCGAAATAACCTACATCAGGATAATAACCTAATAGAACTTCCTTCACAGGAAGGCTCTGAAGGTATCAAGGCTTTAATACAGCAATTGATTACTTGGAAACCTGATACTCGTGGTCCTACTGACTGCGTTATGGCTCTATGGTTTTGCGAACTAAGAGCGCGTGAAATAGTTAATAATGGAAATATAAATCAGACCCACATTAAAAATAAATGGGCTACTCGAAAGCAACTCGATACTCGATTTACTATGAATGTAAACGAATACGAGATGTCCAGTTACGAATAGGAAACTAATGGCAGTTAATATTGAGACCATTGCGCAACGCGTAGATAATCTTAAATTACGATACTCTTCAAGAGATGCTCGTATGGCAGATATCCTTGCTGTTCGTAAAGGAAAGATGACCGAGGTATTCCCTGACTTATTCCCAGAGGGAATGAACTCAGCAATGATTGCTAACTTTGTTGATGTTGCAGCCAGAGACCTTGCTGAGGTACTTGCACCACTTCCTTCATTTAACTGCTCTACAACTAACACAGTATCAGATCGTGCTAGATCATTTGCTGATAAACGAGGCATGATTGCTAACAACTATGTTTATCATTCACGTTTACAGTCACAAATGTACTGGGGTGCTGACTGGTATTTTACTTATGGATTCTTACCTATCCATGTTGAATTAGATTTTGAATCACAACTTCCTCGTATTAGAGTAGAAGATCCAATTGGTGCTTATCCTGAGTTTGATAGGTTTGGCCGTTGCGTAGCATACGCTAAACGATACATGAAAACACTTGGGGAGTTAGCAAATGAATATCCTGAATATGCTGGTGCAATACTTGGTCAACTTGGCTATAACCAAAATACCAATGCTATTGTGGAACTTATCCGCTATACAGATAGAAACAATGTTGTTCTTTATGTACCTAGTCGTGGTAACTTAATATTAAATGAAGCAAAGAACCCTATGGGTAAAATGCTTGTTTACGTTGCTCGTAAACCTGGCATAGATGAAGAACCTCGTGGACAGTTTGACGATGTTTTATATGTACAATTAGCAAGAGCACGTTTTGCTAACCTTAGTATGGAAGCAGCAGAGAAGGCTATTCAAGCACCTCTAGTTGTTCCTACTGATGTTATAGATTTGCCTATGGGTCCTGATGCGATTATTCGTACAGCCCAACCGCAAGGCGTAGGTCGAGTACAACTTGACATACCTAGTGCTGCCTTCCAAGAGCAATCTGCACTTCAATCTGAAATGCGTCTTGGTGCTCGTTATCCAGAAGGTAGATCAGGAACAATTGACGCAAGTGTTATCACTGGTCAAGGTGTTCAAGCGCTTCTAGGGGCCTTTGATTCACAAATCAAGGCTGGGCAAACAATTCTCGCTGAAACTTTTGAAGAAGTCATTAAGGCTTGCTTTGAAGTTGACGAGATGGTATTTAATGTAGAGAAATCAGTTAGAGGTATAGCACAGGGTACTCCGTACGAGTTAAAGTACATACCAAGCAAAGACATCAAGGGCGACTCTTCAATTGAAGTACGCTATGGATTGATGGCTGGTCTTGACCCATCACGCGCTCTAATTTTCTCTCTGCAAGCATTAGGTGCTGAGTTAGTATCTAAGGATTTTATCCGTAGAGAACTTCCTTGGTCAGTAAATGTTTCAATGGAAGAACAAAAAATTGAAATTGAAAAAATGCGTGCTAACTTGAGTGCTGCTATTACAGCAACTGCACAAGCAATTCCTGCTATGGCTGCTCAAGGACAAGATCCATCACCAATGATTAAGAATATTGCTGATATTATTTCACGTACACGCAATGGGGAAAGCATAGAGAATGCTGCGTTAGCCGTATTTACTCCTCCTGCACCTACTCCGCAGGAGCAAGCAATGGCACAAGCGCAGTCTGGAATGGTTCCACCAGGTTCACAAGCCCCAGTTGAGCAGGCTCCCCTGTCCCCAGCCCCTCCTGGATCCGCTTCTGGTGGAACCCCTCAACAAGGCGCACCAGATCTAATGACAATTTTGGCAGGTTTACAAGGACAAGCATAACTAAGTAGGGGACAATGACTGCAATAGTTGGTATTCAAGGTAAAGGTTGGGCTGTATTAGGTGCAGACTCAATGACTACCTTTACAGATAAACCCTATGTTGCCAAAGGGTGCGATAAAATAGTTAAAGTTGGTGAGTATTTAGTAGCAGTTGCAGGTGATGCAACCGCTGGAGATATACTTTACAACCTATGGCAACCACCTAAAGTAATTAAAACACAGGAACCAGATCGTTTTATGATGATTAGGGTACTTCCTTCTATAAGACAAGTACTTACAGAGGCAGGTTATGACCCTAATCCTAAGAATAACAAAGATGACGACGCTGGTTGGGACGCTTTAATTTGTTTTAATGGCAAAATATACCAAGTTAGTGATGATTATGGTTATATGCGTGATGATAAAGGTTTATACGGTATAGGTTCTGGTGGTTCTATAGCACTTGGTGCTCTAGCCGTGATGGATACTGAGACTAAAACACATGCTAAAGCGGCAAGTGCCGCTAAAAAAGCAGTTAACATAGCAATTCAATACAACATATGGTGCGGTGGACCCGTAAACATTAAAACTCAATTTACTAAGTAGGAGATATTATGTCAATAAACGAAGTTGTAAGTGGTGTTGGTAGAGACGCCAAGCGTACTGATAGAAATGTCTCTGAAAGAGTAGCAAAAGTTCAAAGAGAAGCAAAGATTCAGAATGCTACTGGCGGACCTTATAGCCAAGCAAGTCAATTACAAAGCATAGCATCAGGCGCATCTACTGAAGTACCTTCTGCTGTTGCAATACCTCCTAGAATAAATACAATTGCTACTAATGTAGATACATCATTCTTAAATCAAGTTAATCCAAATCCAGTTACTATGACTGATGGTGCTCCTGGAAATACACCAGGTCGTCAACCTGAAGAGTTACCTGCTCCAGTTGATGCTCCTGACAATAATGCTCTTATAGCACGTGCTATGTTTATGATGGATCCAACACCTCAGAATCGCAGACTCGTGGAGTCATTTCAACAAGAAGGTCGTTAATGGTTGATCCATTAGTAAAGAATTGGACTAAACAAAAGTATACAAGTCTATTTGACGTAGATGTTGCATCAAGCAACCTACCAAATCTTGTAGATCAAAAACTTGCAGGTCTTGATCCTGTTACAATACAGAACTTTAATTCGCTTGTCAAAATGTTTCCTAATCAAAGCAAAGATTATTTAATTAGCGCTGCCAAGATTGGACTAAATTCTTCTACTAAAGGTATTGAAAAACTATCAACCAATGATGGTATTGCTCAACTAAAACAAGATTTAATAAATGTTGATAACATTAAGAGCGAGGCTGATAAAGACAATGGCTTTAGAGAGAGTATTTATTCCGTCTTAAAAGGTACATCTCGCGTAGCATTTGCTACATTACAAGCACCTTATCAATATTTAACTAACGTAGGTAGAAACCTATATGCTAGAGGTAGAGGTGAAATCAGTACAGGTCAATTAATTCAAAATGCTTCTTTAACAGAATTATTTGGAGAAGAAACAAACTTAGGACAACTTGTACGTGCTACTGCTGGAGTTGTAACAGGTAAAGGACCAGTTGATACTGGATCTGGTTTCTTTGTTAATCCTGAAAGTAAAGTAGGCGCTGCACAGGCTAAGGCTATGTCTTCTTATGGACGTATCAATGGTAAATCATTTACCTTGGGTCGTTCAACAATGAACACTTTAGGTGCTGATCCAAATGGTACACCATATAGAGTAATCTCTGGAATTATTGATGCTACTCTTGCAGTAGGTACTGATCCTTCCTTATGGGTTGGCCCTGGTGCTGTAACTAAAGTTATTGCTGGAGGAAAAGAACTTCAGAAAGCAAAAGGTGCTGCTCAAGCAGTACTTGATGAAGCAGATGCTCTTAAAATTCAAGATATAAAAAATCTTACAAAAAAAGAAAAAGCGTTAATTAAACAACGTGCTGGTGAAGAAAAGAAAATAAAGCGTCGTATAGATAATACCTATATGAAGGCTGAAAGAGATCTAGCAAAGACTTCTCAATCTAAGAGTAATGCTATTGTTAAGAAATTAGAAAAAGCATTGACCTTTGGTCTTGGACGTGGTGAAAAAGTAGCAGGAGATCCTGACACAGTAGCCGCTATTGCTGATGGTAATATTGGTGACTTTGTAGTTAAGAGTCTTGCTGAGAAAAAGTCAGAAGGCGTAATTGATTCTATTGCTCAACTAGAAGCAGACTATATCAATACTGGTAAAACATTTACTGGTATATATTTAGAGGAACTTCCAGAGGCTGGAAAATTACAATTTGGCGCATTTGACAATGGCGAATATATTGTTACTGCTTCTGCAAAAGAACCTTTAGAAGTATACGACTTAGCACAGACTTATAAAGGCGTCTCAATGGAAGAACGTGCCATTGAATTAGAACGTCGTACTAACTTCTGGAATGACTTACAATTAAGATTACAAGAAGATATTAGCGATGAACTAAGAACAGTATTAACTGCTTATATTCAAAAAGGCGCTAATGGCAAAAATGCTATTCAATCATCTGTAGATGATATTACTTTTGATGGTGGTTTAGAAAGCGTTGCTACCTTAATTGGTAGGGCTGTAGCCACTAAGAATGATGAGTTAATAAATGTTGTAGAAGATGCTGTTAAGAACCAATGGCTTGCTGATGCTTATAGCAATGTCCGTGCTATCAATGGTGGTATGGGTGGAGTTGTAGTAGTTAATGGTGCCAAGGTTGGAGCACGTCGAGTAGGCGTTACTGATGTTATTACATCCCTGTCTGGTAAAGCAGAAATGGGAACTCAACTTGGAACTAAGTTAGTTGAGTCGATTAAAGACGCTCAACAAGAGATTTTAGAAGCAAGTAATGCATTAGAAAGTGCTAAAGCCGCTAAAGCAGGACTTGATGGTAAGTTAAAAGAAATTGAAATTCTACGTGACTATGCAGCACAAGATCCAGAGTTAGTTGCCCAGATAATTAATGATCCTGAGAATATTGGTATTGCTAAGTTACTTGATCTTGAAACAGAAATTGCTGATACTAACTACCTAAAAGAATTTTATAGATCAGAAGTTGGTCTAGTTGATGGCTTTGGTGGATCAGTAAAAGGTGACTTAAACAAGGCTGCTACATACCTACTAGGAAAGCGCTTTGCTCAGATTGCAGAGATTGTAGCAAAAGAAAAAGACTTCTCTAGATTACACCGTTTATTTGGTCGTAAATTAGATGTTGAAATGACTCAAGAATTAGTTGCTGCTACCAATGCAGAAGAAGTAATATCTATATTCTTAAAGAATCTAGCAGCCCCTACATCTGATCCTAAGATATTCCGTTCTCTCACTTTAAAAGGTGAAGCAGCACAGATGGCTAACAATCCTTTATTTAAAGTTGTTCCATCTCTTGCTACTAAAGCAATTGCTCAAGTAGAACGAATTGAAAAAGGATTTGGTCGTTACTTTACTCAATCTGTGGTACTACCTCTTGATGACATTGATAGACTTGTAAATGGTATGGAAGACTGGATGTCTTCTGCTAAGATTCCAGATGAAATTATATCTACAACTATTAATAGAATTACATCTGCTACATCTTTAGAACAACGTTCTGGTATCGTATTCCAAGAGATTGAAAAGGCTCAGGTTGCAATAGCAAATAAACTTGCACCTGGAGACGAACAACTAGCCACTGCAGTGCGTGAAGCATTCCGTGCTACTGGTAGAGAAAATGCTATTATTAAACAATATACACCTGAGAAACTTGCTAAAGGTGAACTTCCATCGCTTGATGGAGTGTTGTTAAATGGACAGACAACTACTCATACTTTTGCTGGTGACCAGGCTATATTTGAGTATCAATTCCTAGATGATGTAATTAGATTACCTGATACTAGAGATATTAAACGACTTATTAGTAAGTATAATGACCATAAAATTAAATATGGTACTAAGAATGCGTTAGATGTATTCAATACTGAAATTGGTGATCGCTGGAGAACTGCTCAATTAGCATTCCGCGTAGCATATATTATGCGCAATATTGGTGAAATGCAATTCCGTCAATACTTCTCAGGACATGATTCATTATTTAACCATCCACTAGGTTATATAGCAATGATTGCTGGAAATCCTGAAGGTGGTAAGGTAAGACAATTACTTAGTAAGTTTTCTAAACTTAATAACGATATTGCTGGTAATAAATTTGTTGGTAAAGATGCAGAATTAAACTCTGCTGTATCTGAGGCTATTGAAGAAAACTTTAATTTCCTTGCCAGAAACTTTAACTCTGGAGATCCACGCTTTGCTTTCGTAGGTAAAATCTATGAGGCCATAGGTATTGAAAGTGATAGATATCATTTAGGATTAGCAAATACCTTAATTCGTGCTCATTCAGATAGATTGATTCCTCTTGTAGCAAGACACATGGGTGGACAAGAAGATGAATTAGTTCGTCTTTTAATTGAAGGTAAAGGCGAGAAGTTTGCTGGTGTATTAGAAGATTTAGTAAATGGTGGCAGAAATGGTGTTCAAACTGGAGAGTTTGCCAAACTATTCTTGAAAGATCAAAAGAAGGTAAATGGTAAATTTAACCTATCACCTAATAATATTATACCTGAGAACGTAAAGATATATTTATTTGATCCTGAATCTACTGGTTCTGTAGCACGTTATGTAAATAACGTAGTTGGAACTGGTGCTAAGTCAGTAGAAATGCGCACACTTCTTGCTGATGGACAGATTACAATTAATGGTAATAATATTAAAATTCCTTCATATAAGCAGGCTGGTAATGTTAATGACTTTGCTGACGAAGATGGGGCATTTAAAACCCTTGTAGCACGTAACTTCCCTAAAGAAGATATGGCTGGTTCTACAGTTATTCATGTTCGTGATAAGAGATTTGGTCCACAACAGACTAAGTATTTAGATGCTGCTGTTAGTTGGTTCTTTGATATTGCAACCAAAGTAGAAAACGTAGTTAATTTTTCTCCTGAATATCGTATGTCTTATTACGACTATGTGGGTCGTTATGTAGGCATGATTAATGATGATGCCCTAGAATCACTTTTAGTTAATGCTAAAAAAGCATTAGCGCCATTAACAATTAATGGAAAGAATATAAGCCTACGTCGTCATCCTTCCCTACGTGCTATTAACAAAGAAGTTGCTGCTCGTAAAAAAGGTAAATCAGTCACAGACGGAATTAGTCTAGACACTATGAACTCTATGGCTGCTAAGAAGGCTTCTCAGTATACTAAAGATTTATTTTATGATGCTTCAAGGCAACGTCAGTATGCAAACGCTTTCAGAGCGGTATTTCCTTTTGCTCAGGCACAATTTAATACCATGTACAAGTGGAGTCAATTACTAAAAGACAACCCTGTACAGTTCTATAAACTAGGTCGTGCATACAATGCATTAACCCAAGAAGGTTCTAGTGCTATCTATGATTTAACTGGAACTAAGTATGATGAGAATCAAGGATTCTTCTATAAAGATGAGTTTGGTGAGACTCGATTCCGTTATCCATTAGCAGGAAATATCATTGGTGCCTTGGCTGGTAAGAACATTGATTCAGCCCAAGCATTACAGATTACCGCTCCTGTTCAATCTTTAAACCTTGTATTTGGTGCAGTCAATCCAGCAATTCCTGGTATTGGGCCAATGGGACAAATTATTTATGGTGCAAGCGGTAAGTCTAAAGCATTTGGTCCTGAGTGGGATGCAATGCGTCAGATTATATTCCCATTTGGTGAGCCAGAAGGTATTCAAGATTTAGTATTCCCAGCATGGTTAAAGAAATCATTTTTGCTATCAATTAATAACGATGCACAGGTAGAACGTGGCGTTAAAGATTGGGCTGGTTATTTAGCATCTACTGGTGATTATGGTGATAATCCATTAGCCAATGATACTGAACGTAATCAATTATTTAACGATGCTCGTGGCCTATCTCGTTGGACAGGTTTAATGACTGCATTCTTTCAGTCTATTGCTCCTGCAACACCTTCTCAAGAAGTATTTGCTAAAGACAAAAATGGTGCTTTAAGAACTCAAACTTTCTTATACAACGCATTTGAACAAATAAGCAAGAAGTATCCTGGTGATTACTTTGCTGCTGTTGGTGAGTTTTCTGATACTTTTGGTATTAAGAACCTACTACCAGTCCTTGCTGGTTCCACAAGAAGTGTTCGTGGTACTGGTGATGCTTGGTCATTCTTAAATAAACATCCAGAGGTTGCAGATAAGTATGCTACAAAAGCAGGAGATATAGTTCCTTACTTCTTCCCTGGTGGAGAAGCAGCAACTGCATACTATAACTGGCAAAAGGCTACAGGTCGTCGTCGTAATCTACGTCCTGAAGAGTTAGAACAATATGCAGAAAACATTGTTTATCAGATGGCTAAGTCTCAGATCTCTGAGGAACAAGCAGCCATGGGTTATAGCGATGTTTGGTATACAGATGAACTAATCAAATTGAATGATCGATTTGGTGGTAGTGCTCCTGTTATGTCAGTTGATATTGGTTCTGCTGAAGAGAAGATAGCAAACATTGGAAGAGCGTTAGATGATCCAGCATTCCAAGAGTCTCCTATCTATAAAGAAACTGCCCAGTTCTATGCAGCATACAAAGATTTAGAGAAGTATTTGCAGGAAGTAAGAACTACTGCCACCCCTCAAATGGGTGCAGGATTCTGGCTTGCTCAAGAAGAATCAAAGAAGTTAGATAATTTAGCAACGCAATTGATGATTAATAACCCAGCATTTGCTCGTATGTATTACGGAGTGTTTGCTTCAAAACTGAAGGTAGAGGAATAAGTTGGCGCAAAATCAAGGACCACAATACTTATCAGATGCTGCTAAACTTGCTCAAGTACAGTCAAAAGATTCATTTGAGACTAAATCTCAGGTATACACTAATCCTGCTGCATATTCCTATGCAATTGGTAACTATCTTTTAAACTGGAGAAATGAAGCAAGTCCAGTTACTGGTTTTGAAAATAAACTAGATTATATTCAGGCCCTTCTTCGTGGAAGTGGTGCATCCAAAGATACTACTCCTCGTGGTGTTATTGGTAATGATGATACTAAGGCCATGCAAGAGGTATCTAGGATAGCCCTTCAAAATGGTATTCCATTTCTAGATACTTTAAAAGAACTTTATGCTAATAAGAACCTTAATAATACAGTAAAATTTAGTAAAAACATTGCTACATCCATTAAGTTACTTGATCTAACAGATGCTAAGTCTCAACTATCTAATGCATACTATCAGGCATTTGGAGCATTTCCTACTCAAGCACAGATAGAAAATTTCCAGAAGTCATGGAATAAAGAAGCCGAGAAGCAGATGGCCAAGTCAATTACTTCAACCACTACAAAAGGTGATGTAAGTAGTTCAATGACTAGAACCTTGGGTGAAGGATTTACAGAACAAGAACAACAACAGTTCCTTGCTAATTACCTTGTTAAGAACTTTGATGTTGCTACTAGCGAAAATCTAGGTGGTCAAGCAAAGGGTCTATATGACCAAATCGTAGGAGTTCATAGAAATAACCTTCTAAAAGAACCTGACCTACCTGCTGTAGCAAATGTAATTAAAGACGTATTAAAATCAGCAGATGATAAAGTTGCTACCCAGAAATTAAATGATTACTTTGCTCAACAAAGAAGAGTTGCATCTACGCAGTATCTAGGTGTACAAAATCAATTACTTGCTGGTGATGATGTAATAACTTACATAACTCCTCTGCAAGAAGCATTAAGAAAATCATTTGGACGTACTGTAGCCAATAATGATCCACTTATAATCAAGGCTTTGAACTATAAAGATGATAAGGGAAATTATAGACCTATGAATGAAATAGAGTTAAATGATTTGATTATGAATGATCCGCGTTATGCTACAAGTCCAATGGCTATTTCTCAGGCAACAAGTTTAGGTGAACGTTTAGCGCAAAGATTGGATAGATAATGGCATCAGGAACAGTTAATCCTAGACCAATAGTATCTAAAACAACTGCAACAAAAACTGCTGCCACTGCTGTTTCAAAACCTGCTACAACTTCAGGTGGGTATAGTGGTATTCCTGCTACAAAAGCAACTCCTAATATCTCACAAACTTTAAATTTATACGGTACTCCTGCACAAAATACCAGAACTACTGCAACTAATAAGCCTGCTTCTAACAAAAAAGGTGGTGGCACTCAACCAGGTGTAGGTAAACAAACTGGACCTACAAATACCTTTATTCCTGGATATACACCAGGTACTGATACTGGCGGTGGTGATACAACTCCTACTACTGGAAAAACAATTGTATCTCGTACTCCTAGATATGATTCTAAAGGTAAAATAATTGGTTGGGATTTAGTTTATAGTGATGGAACTACTGGCTTTGAGCCAAATCCTGCATATGGTCAAGAAGAAGAAGATGTTAAGGGTACAACTAACGTACAGGTTTTAAAGGCTATCTTACTAGCAAAAGGATTACCCTCCGATCTAGTAGATGATTCAGTATCATTTTTACAGACATTATTGAAAGATGGAATTGATGCAGAATCTGCCATTAGTATCTATTTAAACAACAAAGATTTTACCACTAAAAGTGGAACAACAGTTAAGTCTCCATTCTATACAAAGTATGGTTTCTATAATGACGCTTTGACTGAGAAGTACGATGCTTCCACATTGTTTAATACAGTTGAAGGATACAAGAACGTTGTTAATAAATACGGAGTAAATGCTAAGTTTGCTAGTACGGATTATATTCAAAAGTATCTAAAGAATAAGAGAAGCGTTGCTGACTTAGATACCTATGCTAATACTGCTAGACTAAAGGCTATATCAGCAGATCCTAACTATGTTAATTCTTTACGTGCTATAGGTGCTATCAATGCTGAGCAAGATTTGACAGATTTCTTTATGGATCCAAATGTTGGTACTGAAGTAATGAAGCAAAATATTAATACCGCAGCCTTTACTACAGAGGCAGTACGTAGAGCAAATATGCTAGCACCACTTGATGTGACTCGCGCTAAACAATACGCTGCTCAATTAACTGCACAAGGATTAACTGAAGGACAAGTAAGCGCTCTTGCTTCCCAAGGATATGAGACTATAGCAGGAACATTAGAGCCTCTAACTAAGTACTCAGGTATTTATGAAGGTGCTGCTGCTAAACCTGCTAAAAGCATTCAAGAAGAACTTGAAGAAGAACAATTTAGAGGACTTGAATCAGAGCGTCGTAAGAGACTTGCTGAAC